TTCATTTATTTTAGGACTTGTTAAAGTTTTGTTTGTTAAAGTCTGTGTTGCAACAAGAGACACTAAAGTTGAGTTAGCACCATCTGGTAATAACATAGTGTTAGTTACACTTGCAGAGTGTGGTTGTGCTATAACTTTTTGACCATGTGAATTACTTTCACAATTAAATACTATTGCTCCAGAATTTGTATTACCTCTTACAACAACTGTTCCTGTGCCATTAGGTGCTAGGTCAATAGTTGCATTAGAAGTAGTAATAATATCTGCGCCATTCATATCAAGATTACCACCTAATTGAGGTGAAGTATCTTCTACAACATTAGCTAAATCTCCACTTGAACCAGTTCCAGCAATAACTGCTGACCTTGTAATTTTTTTAAGTCCTCCACCTGAAGCGTCTACTGCTAGTAAAAGATCACCACTAGCTGCTGTTGATATTTCTGATAATGAACTAACTGCTATTGAATTAAAATTTGTACCATCTGCAACTAATAAATTACCTGCAGTGTTTGTGCCCATAGTAATATCATCACCAGATACTGTAAGATCTCCAGTTACAATTAAATTTTGTGAAGCTGTTACATTACCACTTGAATCAATAGCTAAAGCATCTGCATCAGATGTGTGACCTATGTTAGTTCCATTAATAATTATACTATCAACTGTTAAAGTTGTAAGTGTACCAACCGATGTAAGATTAGGCATTGCTGTAATTTCATCGTCAAAGTACGCAGCTAAATCTGTAACTGCAACTTGTACCATTGTACCATTATCGTTTAATACAACTCTGTCTGCATCTGCAACTGTTGTAGAGGTAGCTGATGTTCCACCATCAACAATATTTAATTCTGCAGCTGTAGAATCTACCGCAGCTAATTTAGTTAAATCTGCTGCAACTAGTCCAGATACTCCATCTAAAATATTTATTTCTGCTGCAGTTGCTGTAACTGCGGTGCTTCCTAATGTAAGGCCACTATCAGGTATAACAACACCACTACCAGACAAAGCTGTAAAAGTATTTGCTGTAAATCTAAAATCATCTGCGCCTGCTATTTTAATATCTATCTGATCATCTGTATCTGCTGTTAAACTTGTGTCACCATCTGCATCTAAAACTAATTCTCTTCCTTCAATGTCAAGTCCTCCACTAAATCCTGCGTCAACAATATTAGTTCCGTCTGAATATAATAATTTTGTAGTTTTTTCTGATACTCCAAAAGTAACACCTGATCCTGATGCTGTTTTAACTTGTACTGTAAATGCACCTGAAGTGCCATTTGTTATGATATAAACTTTTTCTATTGAATCTGGAATTGTTACAATTTGATTTCCTGTAATTGATCCTGTTAATTTTATAACAGCATTTTGAGCTACTGATGTAGCAGCACCATCTGTAATTGTTAATGTTGTAGTAGCAGCTCCACCTGCAATAGATTGTTCTACATAACCAGCAATTGCTGTGTTAACGATGTTTAAGTTGGTATTAGTTTTATCTCCCCAAGTACCGGCGTTCTCGCCAGTTGCCATTATTTCTAAACCAAGATCTGTAAATGTTGATGCCATAATTTAATTCCTATTGTGGTGGTGACTGAACAGGTATCCTAACAGTACCATCCGTGTAATCGTCTCGTCTTCGTCTTCCAATTTGTTCTCCAGCAAACATCTGCACTTCGGCTTTATATTTACCTTCGTATAATTGCAACATATCCATTGGTCCTTTTAAATAACCAAAAGCTTCTGCTAGGCAACAATATAACAGACCATTTGCAAAATTCAAACTTATAAAATTAGTTGTAGTAGATGCACTTAAACCTGTAGGTCTAGCATTGTAGTGAGTTTTAAATACATATGTTGTATCGGGTATTGGTGAAAGTAAAATAGCTCCTGAAGTTGTGCTTGTAACACCTGTTGCTCCACCTTTCATAGCAAAGAATTTAGGTCTTCCTGTAGCACGTGCACCATTAAATTCATCTAAGTATGTAACATCTTTTTTTTCTAACCAAATTGGATTAGTCAACGAGGATGTTCCATCTGCAACTTGTACACCTCTTACAAATAAAGCTCCTGCTGGAACGTTTGCATGTTCTTGATTAACTACTAAATTATCTGTTGCTGATGTTCTATAAGCATCAAGAGGTACATCTCTCATGATTCTAGTTTCTGCATTATCAATAATTTGATCTGTAATCGTACTTGTTAATACAGTTGTACTAACTTCAGTATAATTTAAAATCGCTGTGGTTAATGTTGCGTAAGTAAGTCCTGCCATTATGCTATTAGAGTTGCTGGACCTGCCGAGCAATTCTCTCCTCCTCCTGATATACCACCTGTTGTAGCAGTGTTTGTGTCTACAGTAAAGTGATAGAAATCTGTTGTGTTTGTAATATTTCCGCTTGAATCTCTTTTGCCAACTGTGATAGAATAACCAGCAGCTTTTCCAATATTTGATCCTAGTATGCCATCAACTAATGATGGATTAGTAAAAGTTCCACTACCAGAAAGTGCTCCTCTAAATCTTACAGTATCTCCTGTTGATCTTCCATGAGAAGATTGTGATACATTAATTATTCCAGATGAAGCTGCAATTGTTTCAAAAGGATTAAGTTTTAATAATTGTGCTACAGCAGGCTCTGCTCTAGCCGGTCTAGCATTCATTAGTCCTTGAAGATCTCCACCATGAGGTTTGGGTCGTAGTTGAGGATGCTTTCCTTCAAATTCAGATTTATGTACAAAAGATCCATTCCATTCTTTAACCATTTCAATATACGGAAATTCAAATCCTGATCTGTCTGATATTGCTTTTGCGTATTTTCCTCTTGCCATTATATATTCGGGTAATAGTTTTTAGGAGTTATGAATGTACTAGAAGCAGAGCCATCTTCAGCTAGTGCTCTTGCTAGTTCATCTTCGTATAATAACTTCATTGTTTGTGTTAACTGCGGATTTACTTTTTGACTTAAATAAAAAGCTAATCCTGAAACCATACAAGGTACGAATCTGTATGGAAGATCTGTTGCATCTGTGTAAGTTGAATCAACGTCTTGTATTCTTTTTACAAAAAAGAAATTAATAGCTTTAGCAGCGCTAGTTGAATCTGGTGTTGGGTAAATTGTAAATGTAGTTTTGTCCACGAACCTTTGAACAAAAAATTGTGAGGGTGTTCCTTTAGATAGCTTACTAGATAAAGCAGAATAAGTTGATCTTGATATTTTTGTAAGAGCAGAGTCTGCTTGGTTAACAGCAGTTCTATTAGTTCTTATTGTTGCTTCAAGAACATCTGCTACACCATAAGTATCAGCAGGATTTGTTACAGCACTTGTACCGTCAGAAGTTGCTCTAAAGAAAATATATTCTGCTTGACCTTCAACTAAATTAATATCAGCATCACTTACTTCCCAGTAATGAATACCTCTATTACCCCATTCTTGAAAAAGAATGTTTAAAGATCTTCTTGCAGTTTTTAATTGATAACCTGAGCTAGCTTGTATTCCAAGCCTCTCATAAGCTTCTTCGATAATTTCATCTACAGCAAAAGTTTTATCGAAAGTAACTGTGCCTGACGTTGTGTTGGCCATAAGTTACTCCTTAATAATTTTTAATCCACTCGCAAGTAATTGTAGCAGTATCTCCCGCTGCACAAGCTGGTAAAACTGCTAAAACATCGCCAGTAAAATTAGTTGCTTCGTTATTTTTTATACCACCAATAGAACTAAAATCTAAAAATCCACTACCTTCTAATGTTAAAAAAGTTGCGTCTGTATCTGCATCCCACAATAATCTAAGTGAATCTACTTTAGCTGTTACAGAAATACTGTACCATATTTTATTTAAAGATATGGTAGCAGGTGTTGCTCCGTTTCTATTTGCAGTTAATGCAGAAACATCAACAATTTTTGTGCTTCCGCCTGAGCTATCTGAAACATTATTATAGTGTGTTATTAGTTTTTTTTCGCCTTGAAACAACGCTGTTCCAGCTGTTTGATTTAATACTACGTCTGCCATTTTTTATCTCCTTTATCTAGAGGTGGAGTCATTACACTCCACCTAAAGAGTTAATTAGTTATTAGTTATTAGCTGTTGTAACTGCGATAGTTCCGCCAGTAGTTCTAATCATCATTTTTACAGACATTTGGTCTGTGTTATTAGCAGCTTCAAAATAAATGTAAGATCCAGCTTTGATAGTCGTTTCTGCAGCAGATGCTGTTAAGATAATCTTAGCATGTGCATCTGTAGTTCCTGCTTCACGTTCTAGTACGTTAGTTCCAGCGCCTGTAACAAATGCTTCA